CTAAAAAAGTAAAAGAAATTTTATTAAATGATAAAGATCTTCAAGTAGTAGGAAGTAAATAATGGCTGAAACTCCTGATAGGTATGCTAGACCAGGAACCACTCTAACAACCTCACAAATTATTTCAAACATTAAAAATGAACAACAACGAGTTCAGAATGAAAAAAATATAAATGCTGAAAAAGCAAAGCAAAGAAAACAACTACAAGAGTCTGTTCAAAGTGAGGATAAATGGAAATCAGAAAAATCAAAAAGGTATTCTGAAAAGGCTATTTTAGAAAGCCAATTAAAAACTCTTTATACTCAGTATGCACCTCCTCCATACTCTGTTGGAGAAACCGCAATCTTAAATTCTAAAATTGCAGAAATTGATACAAAAAATGCACAAATCATTGAAGTAACTCGTAGGTTAGATGCTGCTGTAACATTAAGAAAAACTATTCAAAATGATTTAATCTCGGCATCTGCTGCTGATGCAAAAAAAGTTTTAGATAAAACAAAACCAGTTGTTAATAAAGGTAAGGGTAGAGGTAGCACTAAAATAAAACCTTCAGGAGTAGAAACCCCTCCTCCTCCAAAGAGTCCTCCTCTTCCTCCATATACTTATAACGCTCCAATGGTTCAATCAGCATACTTTAGAGACAATGCGCCTCAAGGCACTACTTCATCTAGTAGCGTGTCAGGTCCAGGAAATTATCCTGATGCTAAAAATGCGTTTGGAACAGCAAGTGAAACAGCAAAGGGAACAATTCAAATGTCCCGTAAGTTTCAAGATACAACTCAATTTTATAATAAAAAAGAAACAAGCAATAGAGATTTAACAATGTACGGATTTAAATTTTTATACAACCCAAACGAAGTCAGTATGGGTTGGGGAATTGCTGAGGGTTTTAATCCAGAGGTTCTTCAGTCTGGTGCTGACGGTGGATTTGGTGTTATCGGTGCTGGTCTGTTTCAAAGTACTGTGGAGTTTACTCTTTTGTTAAATAGACTTGGAGACATGTCTTACCTTGATTCAAATGGATTGATAAGCCCTGCTATTAATCCTTATCCAGGTAATTTTAATACTGCTGAAGATTTACAGATGATTTATAAAAAAGGCACAATGTATGATTTAGAGTATTTATTTAGAACTATAAATGGACCAAATGCAATTTATGACTCTGGTTTAAATGGTAAAACTGCAGACAGAGGTTACCTGACTGGCTCTCAAGTTGAACTTCATTTAGGTGATGGACTTAGATATTCAGTTAGAATTGGATCTATAAGTATTAATCACACACTCTTTAATGATCGAATGGTTCCTCTTGTTTCTAATGTGCAATTAAGTTGCCATAGATATTACGACATTCCAGTAGAGGGAGATAGATAATGATTTTTTTAGATAGCAGATATGTTGATGGAATTTTATTTAAGGCTTGGCATGCAAATAAACAAGAATATCATTTAACTGTTTTTAGACAATATCCTGACATACTACAGTCTTACTTTATTTATGAATGGATTGAAACAGACCGTCTAGATTTATTAGCAATTAAATTTTTAGGCAACTCTAGTTTATGGTGGCAAATTTTAGATATAAATCCTGAAATTATTAATCCACAAACTATTGAACCAGGAACACAAATAAGGATTCCAAATGCTTAGGGAAGAACTTCAAAATAGACTTAGTAGTTCTTTTACCGTTTCTTATCCAGACTTTCCTTCTATTACAGTTTTACCAAAAAGTATAACTATTCATCAAGAAATGGGTAAACATGATATTGTAGAAATTAGATATAGAACTTTAACTTCTGGAATTTATAAAGGAATAAAAACTGGTGTGCCAGTTAAAATTTCTTGGAAAAATGTTAAAGCATCTGGAACGTTTTGGGGTTACACAACAACGGTTTCTTTTCCTACAAAGTATCAACAATATGATGAAGTTAAAGTTATGTGTGTAGGGGCATCGTATCCCTTAAAAGACGGAGGGTACAAAATTTGGAGTAATAAAACAGCATCAGAAATTGCAATTGATATTGCAAAAAAAACAAAATTAAAACCTATGGTAACTTCTCATCCAACTAGATTTACACAACAATCTTTAAATGGAAAATCTTATTGGGAAAAATTAAATGAACTTGCAGATCAAATTGGTTATGGACTACAGGTTTCTGGAACAGAGTTACACTTTCATCCTATAGATAAAATGATAGATCAATTTATGACAACTATTCCAATAATGGCTTTTAAAGATCCATTAACATCTCCTTCAAACTCTTTTAACTCTCCTACTTTAGATGCTTTTGAACCAAAAATTGGAGATTACATTGAAGGAGGACAGTACAGCCGAACTACAAATACGGTTAGTGGAGTCGATCCTGTAACTGGTAAATTAATTTCTGAAAAAACATCTCCAAATAAAGTTGGTAAATCTTTAAGAAAAGATACTAAAGATCCATTATTTATAAGTAATAAAACAACAACTGTAGCAAACAGTGCAGCAATGGCTAGGTCACTATCTGGGGCAGCATCACATCTAGGTAGATTAACAATACCTGCAACTGGAACTGGACAGGGAGATCCTAGAATTGCTCCTTGGAGAACTATTGAGGTTAGAGGTGTTGGAAGTCATGGTGATGGTTTTTGGATTATTAAAAAAGTTCAACATTATCTGCATGCTGATGGAAGATACCAAGTAGAGTTTTCTTGTTTAGCAGACGGGGTAGGACAAAACAAAACAAGTGCTTTTAGGCCAGCAGGTGCTGATGCCATTCCTTACAAAAACATAGCAAACGATATGGTTACAAATCCCCAAGGTAGACCTAAATCAACTAAACTAAGCGCTAAGTCACCCCTTGTATCTCAAGGATCTGCGGGTTACAAAGTATCCCCAAGAAGATGGAAAGGTAACTAATGGCTGAAAGAGCAATCTCTCTTCCTTTTTCTATTGATCCATATGGACGGGTATCGTCAACACAGGTTCAGTCAAAAATTTGGTCTGATAAAGTTAAGTCCGTTTTAGGAACAACTTTGCGAGAACGAGTAATGCGTCCAAATTTTGGTACACTAATTCCTTATTCATTATTTAATTCAGAAACAAGTGCTGTTACTGAAATAACTGCAGAAGTTAATTCGGCTTTTGTAGGGCAATTACCTCTATTAAGTCTTCAAAAAGTAAATGTAACAAGTGATCAATATTCAAATGTATTAACCGTAGAAGTAATTTATGGATTACCAAACAGCGAAGTAGTAAGCACCGTCGTTGGATTGGTGCTTGTTCAAGGTGCTAAACCTATTTATGAGGAGTTGTTATGACCATAGCCCCAGTATCTAATATTCCAGTATCAATTGATTATACTGGTCGAGACTACTACTCGCTTCGTGATGAATTAATTGCCAGAATTCAAACCAGAATTCCTGAATGGACCGCTTCAGATCCTGCAGATTTTGGAGTTGCTTTAGTTGAAGCCTTTGCATATATGGGAGATTTAATGTCTTACTATATTGATAGGGTTGCAAATGAATCTTTTATTACAACTGCAACTCAACGAGAGAGTCTTTTAAATATTGCTTTAACCTATGGGTACACTCCTGCGGGGTATAGAGCCGCAACGGTTGATGTGGTTTTTTCAAACTCATCTGATGCAAACGTTACTATTCCTGCTGGAACTGTTGTAACTGGAACCGTTGTAATTGGAGATACTGCTGAAACTGTTTACTTTACAACAGATGCAGAAGCAGTGGTTCCTAGCATTACAGGTGAAACTCCAGGAAGTTACACCGTCAGCGCTGGTGAGGGTAGATCAGTTATTTTAGTTGGAGACAACACCACTACCTATGGAGAATTAGTTGGAACTTCTGACGGTTCTCCAAACATGTCTTTTGAATTAGGAGAGACTCCTGTAGTAGATGGTTCTATTGAAGTGTTTGTGCAAGATGGAGATATATTTTCAAAATGGACCCAAGTTCAACACATCATAGATTATGGTCCAACAAATTTAGTTTATTCAGTTTTTTCTGATTCTAGCAATGTTGTGTCAATAAGATTTGGTGACGGTGTGTCTGGAACAATCCCAACTAATTACTCAGAAATAAGAGTACGGTATACGGTTGGTGGGGGAACACTAGGAAATATTTCAACCAGTACTTTAGATACTATTGATTATATTCCTGGATTGTCTGAAGGAGAAACTACCGCAATTCAAGGAGTAGTTACTGTTACAAATGCTGTTGTTGGGTTAGGCGGTTCTGATCCAGAGAGTAATCAACAGATACGTATTGCAGCACCGTCGGCATTGCGTTCTGGAAACAGGGCTATAACACTAAAAGACTTTGCTGATCTTGCCGTTTCTGTAAGTGGTGTTGGAAAAGCAAATGCTACTGCTGCGGTGTGGACATCAGTAACCCTTTACATAGCGCCAACTAGAACAGCAGAAGATACAGACATTGCTCCTGGTTTAGACGACAATGACGATCCCACTGCTGAATACGACAGAATTGAATCAGATGTTGCAGAATATTTAACTGATAAAGTATTGATAGGAACAACGGTAACAATTGAACCGCCAACATACATAGATGTGGTTGTAACACTCCAATACACAAAGTTAGAGACGTACACAGTTGATGAAGCAGAAGAAAGCCTAAAGAATGCTTTGTTAACTGGATTTGGTTATGTAAACATGAACTTTGCGGATAAAATTTATCCACGAGATATTGAGTTCGTTACTCAACAAGCACCTGGAATTGAGACTGTTACAGTGACTGCTTTGTACAGGTCTGGTGGTTCTGGCTTAAATACTTTAACAGGTGATGCAGATGAAATTTTCCGTTTTCAAGAAGCAAACATAAATCTTAGTGAGATTTAATGGAGTACTTAGGAGTCTATAGGGGAATTGTTAAAAACAATGCTGATCCTAAAAAACAAAAAAGATTAAAAGTTACTGTTCCACAAATTACTGGTACAGAAGTAAGTGACTGGATTCTTCCACTTGAACCATCTAACGTAAGCGTAGATGTACCAGCGGTTGGTCAGGG